AGATCTAGTTGATAAACTTGAAGATATCAATCAAACATTAATAACATTAACTAAAGTAATCAATAAATTAATCAAGTAAACATGGCAAACAGCGTATTAGTAATTGCTGATTCAGGGACAGGAAAGTCTACCTCAATCAGAACATTAGATCCAAAAGAGACTTTCATTATAAACATAGCAAATAAACCTCTACCTTTTAAGGGTTGGAAGAGTAAGTATACTCAGATAACTAAAGACAATCCTAAAGGTAATCTTACCTCAGCTGCTACAGCCCCAGGTATTATTAAGGCAATGCGTCATGTAAATGACAAAATGGGCCACATCAAAACTATTGTAGTTGATGACTGGCAATATATGAGTTCTTTTGAATACTTTGATAGAGCTAATGAGAAAGGATATGAAAAGTTTACTCAGATTGCAGCTAACCTAGCACAAGTTGCTAAGTTACCAAAAGATCTAAGAGAAGACTTGACTATTATTTTCTTGACTCACTCAGAAGATTCAACTGATATAAATGGAAATAGAAAAATTAAAGCTAAAACTGTTGGTAAAATGATTGACAACACTTTAACTTTGGAAGGCCTATTCTCTATTGTTTTATTTGGAAAAGTAAATAAAAATGATGATGGTGAACTTATCTATGGTTTTGAAACTCAAAACAACGGAGAGAACACATGTAAATCACCAATGGGTATGTTTGATGATAAGTTTATTGCCAATGACCTACAATTTGTAACCAGTTGTATTGAAGAATACAACAAATAAATTAATAATTAAAATCAAAAATTATGTTAAGTACTAAAGACATGTCTGCCGGATCAGGTGGAACAAAACCAGTTATTGGAACAGGAAATCAAAAAGTATTGATCAACTCAATTACATTTGATCAAACACCTTATGACTCTGAAGCATACAATATTACATTGCATGTAGAAAGTGAGCCTATTGTAGGTGAATTTAATGGATTCTTAAAGGATGTTAATAATCCTAATGGTGAACGTTATGCAGGCCAGGTAGGTAGAGTTAGATTCTCACCCTACCCATTTAAAGATGCTACATTAAACAATGGTAATGAAATCAGCAGAGATACAGAAGTATTAAAAGCTATGGTTTTCTTATCTGAAGTAGTTGGTAAAAGAGCTGAGCTTGATGCTATTGAAGCAAATACTATTGAAGACTTTATGATTAAGGCTGCAAAGATTTGTTCTCAAACAGGTTATGTAAATGCATGCTTGGGTGCACGTGAATGGGAAAACAAAGAAGGTTATGTAAATAATGATTTGTTCTTACCTAAAAGAAATAGAATGGGTGTACCTCTAGAAGAAGTAGATGCTGAAAATTCTAATCTTATCACATTTGACAAGAATGATACTAATCATTTTCGTGCTATGGTAAAGAAAGAATCTGTACCTGCTAATAACTTTGAGCCAGCTCCTACTGCAGGATCTGACTTTGAACTTTAATATCTCCAATTAGAAAGAGTGGGCTCAGTATATTGCTGGGCCCATTTCTTTTTAATATCTTTGATTTTATGTTTAACACTAAAAACATTGTAGGAGAAGGACAAGATGTACCAAGCACTTGGGTATTTCAATATTACTTAGATCTTCCTGAACAGCTTACTGGTCAAGATGTTAAGATTAAATCTATATTTAATCCTAATGAAAGAACACCTAGCTTTTGCATATATGTAGATAAATCTATTATGCAGTATAAGTTCAAAGACTTTTCAACAGGAAAAAGTGGTAATAAAGTAGACCTAATTAAACTTGTATTTAATCTTGAATACCACGGAGCCATGACAAGGATGGTAAGTGACTATAATAAATATGTTAGGTCATCAGAATATGTACAACCAAAGTTTAAAGCACAATCTAAATGGGAAATTGATTTCATAAAAGAAAGAGGTTGGACCACAGAAGATAGAAAGTTTTGGTTATCATTTAGAATTGGTAAAACAATGCTAGATGAATATAACGTTAAGCCTATTGATTATTATAATTTAATTAAAGAAGGATCAGGAGAAGTAAATAAGCTTACTATTGGTAGTAAGTGGTGTTATGGATACTTTGATAAAAATAATGAGGTTTATAAAATGTACCAACCTTTTAGTAAGAAGTACAAATTTTATAAAGCCAAGTCATATTTGCAAGGTAAAGATCAACTTAAATTTAATCAGCCTTATTTAGTTATTTGTTCCTCACTTAAAGATGCTATGTGCTTAAAGAGTATGGGTTATAACATAGAAGTTATTAGTCCTGACTCAGAGAACACTATGATTAAACCTCATATAATAGAGCATCTAAAGAAGAAGTACAAAAAAATAATAACTCTTTTTGATAATGATGAAGCAGGTAAACATGCTGTAGATATGTATGCAAAAACATATAATATCTATGGATTTGTACCAACTATATGCAAAGACATATCAGACGCTATGAAGTTACATGGTTTTGATAAAGTACATCAAATGCTAAAACCTTTATTAAAAGAAACCTTAAATAAAGAAAATGAATGAAAACATAATTAAACAATGGTGGATACCCGGAAATGTTCCTTCTAGTAAGAATGGAAGGCGTTGGACAGGTAAATACTTTATAGCAAGCAAAGCTGTAATGAATTATAGAAAAGCAACAAAAGATATTTATGCTGAATATACTGAAGAGTTTAAAAAGGAATTAGAAAACCATGAACTACCAGTAAAAATATCATTTGAATTTGTTAGAGGCAGCCGCCATAAATTTGACTACTTAAACCCTGCACAAACAGTTCAGGATGATATGGTTAAATATGGTTGGATTGAAGATGATAATGCTGAATTTATAATTCCTGCATTTGAACAGTACACATATGATAAAGAAAACCCAGGTGTATGGATCAGGTTAGTCACAAAGTAATTACATTAGAAGAATTCTTTAAGTTAAAAGAAATGTTTCAAGGTCTTCCTGATGACCAGGAACTAGCATGGGAAATTTATAAAAATAACTATAAAGATGATACTGCAGATTTACTGATGCATAAAGCATTAGTATTTAAGCATAGAAAGAAGTTTGCTGATGCGGTTCAATTTATTGATAAACCAATTGTTGGTAAACAAGCTTTATACTACTATATAGACATCTTTAAAATGGATTCTATTTATAAACAAATATTAGATCAAATTATGAAAACATGATAAATATACAAGACCAGGTTGCTAGATCAACCAAAAGTTTAATATTTACAGAGCCCTTTTACGGGCTCTTTTTAATTGGTATTAATAAGCAATACAGTGAACGTATTCCTACTGCAGGAGTAAGTAAAAAAGGTATTGGTATGCAATTGACAATAAACCCACAGTTCTTTAATGAACTAAGTGAAGATCACAGATTTGGATTAATAAAACATGAGCTATTGCATATTGCATTTGGCCATTTATTATTAAGAGATCTATATTCTGATCACAAGCTTTTTAATATAGCAGCTGATTTAGAGATCAACCAGTACATACTGGAAAGTAAACTACCTACAGGTGGTTTATTATTATCAAGTTTTCCTGAACTAAATCTTCCAAGTAGAGCAGGTACTAAAAAGTACTATGAGCTTTTAGAACAAGCACAACAAGATGGGTCTTGCCCATCATTAGATAGCTTAATGGACAATATGGATGGTAATAGCCCACATTGTCATAGTACATGGGAAGAGTTTGATGAATTACCTGAAGCTGATAAAAAATTGATGCAAAAACAAATTGAGCATCAATTAAAAGAAGCAGCAGAGCAAACAGAAAAAAAGTGTGGTAATATACCCGGTGAACTTTCTGATATAATTCATAGGTTAACACATATTGAACCACCTAAGTTTGATTGGAAAGGTTATCTGAGAAGATTTGTTGGTAATTCTAGTATTGTATATACTAAAAAGCTGAGACGTAAATACAATAAACGTTATGCTGCTAATCCAGGCCTTAAGATTAAATTCAAGAATCATATACTAGTTGGTGTTGACACAAGTGGATCTGTAAATAATG